GTGTAAACTGCGGTTTCGTAGGAAAAACCAACGTAAGCATTGTTGGTAAGAACCTGCTGACCATCACCGGCAGCGTTAGCTACATAGGCACCGTCACAGTTGACAACACCCGTCCCTGCTCCATCGACCAGCTTAGCGAGAGCAATATCTGCATCAATGCCATCGGCATCAATCAAAGTACCGTCTGCCTGTTGGAAGCCAATGTCAAGAGTTGCAGCACCACCAGAGGTAAAGTCAGTGGTAGCAACAAACCAAGCATTGGTTACAATGGAACCAGCCGGAACAAAAGGAGAATCCTCTGCGGGCGGAGTAGAAGTAGACAAAGTGTCAACCAGAGCCGTAGCATCCGGCAGATCTACAACAAGGTAGTTCTTGACACCACGGGTAGAAACACCCTGAGTCTGGCTCGTAGAGCGTTCAACACCAAAGCGCTGAACCAGGCCGTCTTCGTTAGTCCAAGTCATAGGTTAATCTCCCTTAAGCCACAGCCGTATTGGTATGGCAGATCACCATATTCTCAGGCCGATACAACTGAACACCGTAGCGAGCAGTCGTCAGGTATTTGTCACGGAGGTTATCGCCGTCACGAATATACTCGACCTCAGGCATCTGACGCCAAGCAGCAACCCACGGCAGGATGTCATTCGTAGCCGAGAAGAAGTAGCAAGGCTTGCCAGCAACCGAGGTAAAGTCAGGCCCCGCCGTAGACTGGTCACGCTTATCCAAAGAAGTGGGAGCATTGGTGAGATCACCACTGTTCGGCAGGTAGTTAGAGCAGTACACGTCGAAGCCAAAGATGTTTTTGACAAACGTCATGCCAGTGCTAATACCTTCCGCTACAATGCCTTCCCAACGCGGGTTGCTATCAAGAGAAGTAATGTTAGACAGGTTCTCAACAATGTAAGCAACCTCAGGCGGAACAATAGCTACCCGGTTCATAGCCGGGACATTAGCTTTCGTCAGCGCGAGGTTAGCATAGGCAAAGTCAGCCAACTGAATCTGACCTTCAAGACCAGACACAGCGCTACCACCAGCAAACCGATGGGCAACACCGTTGATGAGGTAGGGGTCGTCTTGAGCCGAAGCCATCGTATTGTCCGGGGTTTCGAACATCGTGGTCTCGAAGTGCTCCATGATAGCCCGACGCTCCTTCGGAACAAAGGCAGCTTCAAGCTGAGAAGCATAGAACAGATCCTGCTTAGCCTGATCCGTGATGTAGTGGCCGGAACTGATGTACTCACTAATCGTGAACGTATAGTTACCAGTATCCAGCGGACGGAATTTAACCGCAGTGTCTTCTACATAGTCATCCGTGCGGGCATCACCAATCGACGGAATATTAAACGTAGTGCCATCCGGGAAGCCTTCCAGCATCCGAACGTATTTCATCCCCATCAGTTCGTCCTGAAGAGTCTCTTTGAGTTCATTGCTCCAGAGATTAGAACGAATAAGCTGGGAAGAATTACCAGTGGTCATAGCCATTAGTTAGTCTCCATTAAGTGTCAAAGAAGTTAACCCCTTTAGCTTCAGCCCTCTCAGCGTCTTTGAACAATTGCTGTTGTACAGATGGGCTGTAGTATTTAGTTGGGTTACTCTTGCGAAGTTCCCTATAGTAAGCATAGGTGCGTTCGCCTGATTGCATAGTTGCCACTGAGTTAACAGAACCGCTAGGCGGAGCCGCAGACTCACGAGGCTTTGGTGCTCCAATCAACTGGTAGAAAGCATTAGGTGACTGCTCTGCGATACTCTTGAGGTAATCTACAGAAAGGTTTAGTTCCTTGGCTTTCTCCTGAACAGTCTTGCTAGCTTCAGTACCGTAGGTCTGCTGTAGATAGCTATCCACTTTAGTACGGTTATCCGCTGCCTTCTGTTCAGCAGTACGATTGTCCAACACCTGTGCAATAAGCTCTTCTAACTTACTAGGATCTAGAGTGGTGTTCTCTTTCCCAGCACCGGACTGAGTTTCGGTACTCTGCTCACTGGTACCGGCCAGTGGCTTTTGCGATTGCAGAGTCTCCAGGAGAGTCTTGGCGTAGTCCTGTTCGGCTTTGGTCTTGCCGAGATCTTCGTTAAGGTCCTTAAGCTGCTGCTCCAACCTAGCAATATGCTGGTCTGCTTCTAGCTTACCCTTAGCGATAGTTTCAGGGTTACTCCATTGTTCCCCTCTAGCTGCTACCAACTGAGCTACAAAAGACTGGTTATCTTCAGAGTGTTCGGTAGTAGGATTTTGATCCGTGGTTGAATCAAAGACTGACATAGGTTATCCTTTTGTACTTGTCAAGTTATTTATGTGCGCTAAACTGTCACACACTCTTCAGCAGATCAATAGTCTCACGAATTGCTTTATTGTAACCGTTCTGATCTGCTTGTCTGTAAGCCCAGCTATGTTCTTCATAACAAGGCGGTTTAGTCTGGATACGATTCTCCAGAACCTCTACTAGCAAAGCCCATGCTTCTCGATGAGACTTTACTTTAGCTTCAAACTCTTCATGGTTTTCTTTTGCTACGTCATTGAGCCAGCTAAGTCTCATTACAGGCCCTGCTCCATCTTAATCATCTGGTCTTCCTCAAGGTCAACCTGTGCATCCTGCATAGCTTTCTGCATCTCCAAAGATTCATTAACTTGAATGTTTTCTCCGTACACAGAATCTTCGTTAAGTTCCTCAGCCAACAGCTTAGCCATAGTTTTACCGGACCAATGAGTACCAATGTCAGGCATAGCAGCTTTGATCTGGATCATTTGGTTCAAGGTCTGAGTACGTCTGGCTGTCTCAGCAAAGTGTCTAGCACCCATTGGAACTAGCTTACCGGACGAGGCAATGTCTTCTTTAGTAATATCTTGGAACATCACTACACCCTCTTCAAGGTCCAAAGGAATGCTTTCGACATCCATCATGTTCCTACGGGCAGCCTCTAGCATGGCATTAAGGATAGGCTCAAGGAACTCCATCTCATACTTAGCTGCCTTATGGTTAAAGATACGATTAGCTGCATTGTCTAGAGTCTGTACTTCAAATGCAGTCTTCTCACCCGGAGTACGGATACCCATAGCCATGCGAGGAGCACCTGCCAGTTCTTCCATCTTGTTGGCTAGGTCTTGAATTTGTAGATCAGCGTTTAGTACAGTAGCATCAGGAACAAGGAAACCTACGTCACCTTCTTCACCGAGGATAATACGCTCACCGGGCTTGTAGTCAAACTCTTCAACGTCGCCTTTAACTTTAATTACAGGGCTGGCAATCAGGTCAAAGACATCAGCCTTCATATTCTCTAGATGGTCGATACGGTACTGTAGACCCACAAGATTATCCAACGGACCCATTCCATACAAGTTGTCAGGACGACTGCGCCAGCTACAATGGAAAATGGGAGCAGCACCTAGCCAGCTAGGATTAGGACGATCCTCAACAACATAAGCCCTATCTGCAATAGTGATGATTCTGTTTCTGTAGGCTTTGCCTGTGTAGCTATCGTACACGTCACCATACAGGGTGAGGAACTCTACGTAACCTGACTGATAATAGTTCTCTAGGTTAGTAAACCCATCAGCAATAAAACCTTCAGCCTTCTCGTACTGTGTGGTAGAGCCAACCTCACTACGAGCGTACTGAGCCTTTTCCAGAAGAGCCTTGTACTCTGGATTAGTCTCTGCCTCTACGGTGATTTCCCCCATCGTCTTGATAGTCCTAACTATCTTAGGAGTCTTATCAAAACTCACAGCCGTAGGGTCAAAAGATATATCATAAGGGCTAATACGTACCAGCCTGGGTCCGATATATCCGGCAATGGTCTCTCCTGTTTCGAGAGTAGTGAAGTTTCTCTCGTAGTCTACAGTAGCAAAACAGTTACCAGTCTGCACCCAATCATCCAAAAGACGATCTACAACAGTCCTAAAGTTAGACAGCCTGAGCTTATCTTTCATGTAAGCCTTAACGATGTCTGCCTTCTGTTTATCTGTCTCTGCTTCAGATCCTGGAAGAAACTTAAACCAAACAGCCTGAGGAAACAGAGCAGCTTCGTAGTTAGCCTTCAGGTTATCATAGATCTGACAGAGCTTAGGTGTAGTCGTAGAGTTAGCCCAGCCATTCTTATTATTGGTTGTAGTCTTGGTATCTGTGGCGTAGATATAATTGCGTAATTCTCTTTTGTCAAGCTCCCATTTCGTCCTATATCCACGCCACTCTTCCCATCGGTTAACGATGGTGGTAGCCAAAGTATCGGGGTTAATGAGTTGTTCTACATCAAGTGTTCTTGCCATGGATGATCCTTAACTTACCAGACACTGCGTGTCTAGGCTGCTTTACCTACAACACCACCGAATCGGGAGTGGAATACAACATTGTTGGTATCTTTCTTAAGTCTACCAGAAGGAGGTTTAACTGCATACTCGATAGCCGTAGCTAGAGCATCCTTACAGTCATCATGCGCTGGATTATTAGACACAAGTTCCTCTTCCAAGTAATGGATAGCTCCGCCCTTATAGTGGTAGATCTGACCATTCTTATACCTAGGAACCAAAGCTGAGTTTACTCTTTCTTCTTTAGTACCCTGGTGTTTAGTCCTTGCTACGTGCTCAACCCTAATAGGAAGGTTATTGTAGTTAATGTAGTCTTCCCTAAGGTTCTTAACAAGCATAGCCTGAGCAGCAGTACCATCACAGATAAGCTTACGGAAG